AAGCAGACGCTGAGTGCCATTAGTCGAGATGGCTACGTTGTTTGCCGAAGGTAGATAGACCCCATTGCTAGGCACCGTGCTGCCAGTAGGCACGAACGCCGCTGCGCTGCTGTTGCCGGTGGTGATTGTTGGCTGATTGAACTCCCAACTGTCGGAGGTATCGCTCCAGGTAATCGTCTTATCGGTGGCGCCTTTCAGCGTGATACCGCCGCCGTCTGCTGTGGTGTCGGTGGGCGTATCCACCACCGCCAGCTCGATGTTCTTGTCCTTGACCAGTAGGGTCTCGGTGTCGATTGTCGTCGTGGTGCCGTTGACGGTTAGATCGCCCTCGATGGTTACGTTTGCATCGAACGTGGCATCACTGGTTACATCCAGCGTGCCAGGTACGTCAACATTGCTAGTCCACTCAACACCAGTACCAGCGGCATCGGTCTGCAGCAGTTGACGCGCTGCACCATCCGCCAGCTTGCTAACAGCAATCTCAGCATTAGCGGCGATGTCTGCGTCAACGATGCTGGCATTGCCAGTCACCACCACCGTGCCCGACTGATCCGGCAGCGTGATCGTGCGGTCTGCCGTTGGATCTGTAACCGCCAACGTGGTTTCAAAACCATCAGCGGTGCTGCCCTCAAAGGTCAGCGTGCCAGTACTGCCAATCTCCAGATTCCCGAGCACCGTGCCGCCGGTGACGATGGAGGGGAAATAAGCCAGGCTGGTCCAAGCGGTGCTGCCGTTACCGACCTTGATCTTCTTAGTGTCGGTCTCCAGTCCCAGCTCGTTGTTCAGCAGCACTGGGTTGACGGATGCCCAGTTGGCGGCTGTATCACCACGCAGTTGGATCTTGACCTGAACTGTGGTCGGAGTTGGGGTAACCATCAGCCTGCGCCGCCGCCGTTTAAGTAAAGGGTTGGAGTAGGAGTTGCATCCTCCCCATTAAGGATAAATGGGGCGTAACCGTTAAAGGCAAATGACGTGAACGCCGTCGTCGCAGGCGCTGTTGCCCCACCGCCGTTCAGGATGTAAAGCAGGATCGCGCCAAGCGAGATACGGAGCTGTACTGTCGCGTTGTAGTAGAGCCCCTGGTGGTCTTCCTGCGGCGGTGCGGCGTAGCGGTACAGGGCGTTGGCGTCTACAGCAGTCAGACCGCCCCAAATGGAAGCCGGGACGTTGAAGTAGCCGTGCGTGCCAGACTGTTGGTAGAAGTGGCTGCGTAAGCTGTCGATTTGTGCCTGCGACAGTCCGACGTAGTTGATGTTGAGGGTATGACCGCTGACGCGCTGGCTGTGGCGGAAGCGGACTGGTACGCGATCCTGCGTTGCCGTCTCGCTGACGTTCAGTTGCCCCAGGTCGAAGCTGATCGAGTTGGGGATTAGCGCGGGATAGTCAGCCATCGTTAGAAGACGTAGCCGGGAGTGCTAGCCCACTGGGGTGTGGCTTCCAGCTCCACGGTAGTCGTGACAACGCCGGGGCTGTAATCAGTCTGCGGCGCAGAAACGTAAGTCCAGAGATAGTTTGTTGGGACTGTGATACTGGAGCCCAGCAGTGTGGTGTTTGTGTCGAGATCAAACGGCGTGAAATTGCCGTGGTTCATGTAGTGACTGACGATTGCGTAGTGGTCCGTCGTTGATAGCCCGGTGAAGGTAAGGCGCAGGGTGTAAGCGGTGGAGGCGTTGGTGTGGAGCACACTGAGTTCGTCGCCGTCGAGCGTGCCAATCGGTGTGGCAGCCTTCTGACCTGGAATGAAGGTCCGGGCGTTTGGATTTAGCGCGGGGAAGGTAGCCATGGTCAGGTGATAGAGATGTTTGAATATCCCGTGTAATAAACCCCTGGTATTGGCAAGTAACCTTCGTAGACTTCGCCATCAAAATCGCTTTCTACTACGGTAGTTGAAGACCACACGCCAAGGCTATTTAGTGTTTGATAGGCAAGAATCGGTATGCTTGTTGGATTTGCGGACGGATTACAGGTATATGTCAAAACAGCCAAGTCTCCCCATACCCTAATCCCATGCGCGGTGACAGATATAATGTTTGGCTTTGGTGTCTGCCCTTCTCCGTAAGACCATGGGCCTTCAAGCTCTGTATCGCAGTCAATCGTTTTCGATGAGATTGGCAGCTGCCCTGGGTCAGGCAGTCCAACCCTAATATCTAGCTGAGCCGATACGTTATAAGTCCTTAGTCCGCCAATCACCTGTCCACCATCTCCAACCGCCGGCGTCGTTCCACCCGGCAGTTCATCGCCGTACCCATCCGGCGAGCCAGGGTCCACGCAGCGGTGCGTGAACTCAAACGCAGTTGCAGTATCAAATAAATACTCGTTGAATATCTCAAATCGCACTTCACAGTCGCCTACGATAGAAGTACCGATTGCCACTGGCTCTTCTTGCAGCCTGATGCCAGTGTCGTAGTTAATCGCGTACATCTTCACCTCAGCTTGGCAGCAAGGCGGGGTGTAACCCACTTCATCCCCAGGTAAGAGGGGACGGGTTGCAGGGACACCAGTTGGGTAATTGATTGTGCCGGTTCCACCGGGTGTGTCAGTGTCAAACGGATCGTTTGCGTTATTACCTGTCGGACTTCCGCTAGGCGGGAATCCAGTTGTCGGCGTACCGCCTGGGAATACGGGCCGATCTGTAGGTGTACCTTCTGCAGCAGGTTGCGGAAGATCCACGTCGGTGTCAGGCTCGTCAGGATTATTCTCGCCAACATCAGTCGGCAGTGGATCATCATTGCCTTCGTTGTCGGGATCGTCGCAGGTGTAATCGTTGCGTCCTACGTCGTACAGATACCCTGTACCTTCTGCACCAGCGACGTACAAAGCGAGGATGCTGCGTCCCTGCGAGTCAATCGGGAAGTGCATCAGATCCAGCTCGACTACGCCAGATACGGTCTTGTTGATCTTCTCGACCTCGTACAGATAATCGTGGAAGGTGACAAGACCCGGATCTGTTTCACGGCGCAACTGCACCCGCACAATGTCGCCTAACACCAGTGTGGTGTTAAACGAGTCGGGTTTGACCTTGATGCGCAGCGAGTGGGTGACGTATTTGCGGCGGGCGACTTCATACGCGCCAACCTTAACGGCGTGATCTTCCCAAGTGCAGAACTGGCTCATGTCGAACTGCTCGTAGGGTCCGTCTACCGCCTCGCCGTCGATGCGGACTTCAGTGGTGCGGATGAAGCCGATATCGTTCGGAGGCTGCTGGCGCCAGATCATCTGGGCGCAGATCGGTTTGCGCTCAGTCAGCGGGATGTACTCGATCTGGAAACCATCAGGCAACAAGTGCTCCTCGGTGAAGCCATAGACCCAGCTGATGACGCCGGTGTTGATGGTGTAGTTGCCGTTGATTGGTAGCCGGGGGCGGAATCCTTTTTTGCCGTTCTTGTCGCTGACGCGCAGCAGGAAGAATCCTGCCATCCGCTGCATCCAGTCTTCGAGGTTGCTGGAGTCTGCAATTACGCCGTCCCAATAGAACTTGTTGGTAGCGGTGAAGTTAGCGGCGAGCGTCATCGCCGTTGTGTCGATTAGCAGCTCTGGGACGCGACTTGTTTTGCGGATCAGGTAGATCGCCAGATCCAGCATGTTATTGCTGGAGTCAGTGGTGCCCTCGATCAGGCGCGGCACCTTGATGCCGTTGCGGACGAAAACATGAACTTGACGGTTCCAGGTATCGTCACCTTCTAGGTAGGTATTTTGATACCAGAGGGTTGTCATATCCTCGTATGTACCATCGTTCGTGCCACAGTAATTAGGGCATGTCCAAATGGTCGGATAGTCGATGTAGTTCCCCGGCGCGTACAAAGCGCCTGCATTGGCGCCGTAGTACACAACTGCTGTGCCTTTTTTGCAGGCACGTTGGTAAACATCTTCAACACGAATCTGCCCTAACTCGCCTTGGCTGAGCACCATGTTCATGGTGACAACTAGCGTTGTTGGATTAGCGCCGAAACCGTCTTCGTAGCGAGCTTTTGTTGCTCCTGGGCTAATAAATACGCCGCCGTGATCTTCTGCCGTACCAACTACATCGACATACTTACCGAACACAATCGGCACAGGTTGCCCCAGTTCAATCGCCTTTTGCTGGGTATCAAGGTTGCTGGCGCTATTGCCTTCTGCGGCTTTTTTGTCGAGCGGCGGCTTCAGTAGACCCGTTTGGTACGGCAGAAGCTGCAGTGGATCGCTGATGCGGAGCTTGATTGTCATAGCTTGATTGGATTGCCGACCAGGCGTGAGCTAAACGAACGCGGCGGCACCTGTGCTCCAACTGGTGCAAGGCTAGAGCCAATGCTCACATCCAGCTCGGTGAACGAGCCACCGATGCCGATGACTTCGCCGATAAACGTACCGATCAAAAGCTGCCCGGCTTGCGGCACTGCCTGCGAGAGGCGGCTATCGAACTCGTACATCTTCAGCTCGCACAGCCAGTTTTTGTCCAGTGCGTTTTGCAGGGCGTTGACGGCGATGTACGTTGCTGGAATTGTGACGGTGATGCCAGCTTCAGCTTGCGTCGCAGTGCCAACCATCGCGTTCAGCACAAACGGGTGGTAGTTCCAAGATGCGGTTTCCCAGGTAACGGTCTGGTTGAAGTAGAAGTTTTGCCACCGGTAGTAGGTGGTGGATTCGTTGAACAGGCGGAGGTATTGGGATTGGGCGCGGTTTGCCATCAGTTCACACCCTGGAAGCGGCGACCGCCTGTGCTGCGTGCGTTGTTAAACACCGTAGCAGCGAAGTCCTGGAGGATGTTCTCCAAGTCGCCAAGGCGGACATATTTTTCGCCGTTTTCTTGCTGGAGCACAGGTCCGGTCTGCAGGTTGATCGTGGGCAGTGTGTCGATGATTGCCATGCCAGGGCCGCCGCCCGGTTGCATCGAGAGGCCGCTGGCGAGTGGGGCGGTAAGAGGGATTGGGGCAGTAGATGGGGTTTTGGTGATTGGATTAGCCGGTGTTTCTGTAGAAACTGCAGGTGCTCCAGCTGCTTTTTGCTGGAGCACATAGTCTCTGAACGCGATGCGGGCGATTGCGTCGCGGGCACGCTGCAAAATGTCCGCTTGGATGCTGGCGATGCCTTTTGTAGCGGCAAAACGCTCTGCTTCTTTCCAGATCTTTTCGGCTTGTGCTTTGAGTCCTGGATCTTGGATAGCTCCAGTGTTTCCCATCGCGCCAAACGGTGCGCCCGCACCTCCCGCTCCCAATGCTGTAGCTGCTCTTGAAATACCTCCCATGGCGCCGGCGGCGCGTTCCATGCTTCCGGCAAACTGGCCGGCGGACTGAGCGGCGCCAGTCGTTTCTTTCTTTAGTTTTGCAGCGTCAACGGCTGCCTTGAAGACAGCATCGGCTGCTTTCCATTGCCACTTAGCGACTTGTCCGGCGGTGTTGAGATTGTCCTTGGCAATACGAAGGGCGGATTCTTGTGCGCGAAGGGCGTCAAAGTGGGCGCGTGTAACGACCCCCTCAGCTTGGGCAATCGCTACAACAGCTTTGAGTTCTTCGTACTTGAGTTGGACGGTACGGTAAGCAACATCAGCGCGTGCCAGTTCGGCTTGGATGTTGGCGCGAGTCGCCTCAAGCTGAACGCGGGCGTTTTCGACTTCCAGTTTGTAGATCTGTTCGATGATTGAGCGGCGTTTTTCTGTGTTTGTGGTGCGTTCCAGTTCGCGTTCGAGGCTCTGAATTTCGATATTGTTGATCGTTTGAGTAGCTTGGCTGATGGCACTGAGTAACGTGGCGCGGTTGTTAATCGCGTTTGTCTGCTCTTCAATCTTCCGTGTAGTTTCTGCGTTAGTACGGGCGTATTCTTCAGCGTAGGCATTAACGACTGCCTGTGCTCTTTCTATATCTGTTGTGTGATTAAGTTGTTCTAGCTTCAGACCGGCTATTTGAGTTTCTACGCGGGCTTGAATTTGGGCGCTTTGGAGATTTAGTTGTGCGTTCTGTAGTTGCTCAATGTCGGCATTATTCTGTTTGTACTTTTCTTCTGTAACAGCTAACTCACTAGCGGCTCGTTGGACAGCAGCCTGGGACGCTGCAACACTTGCCTGGTATTCAGCTTGGGCTTGCTGTTTGCGTAGGTTAGCGATTTGGTTTATATATCCGGTCTGCTGATTAAGCGACATGGAGAATTGCTGTTCCTGCTGCAGTCGTTCGATTGCAATTTGAAGGCGTTGCGATTCGCTAGAAAGAAGGGTTTGGTTGTTTCGGGCTTGGGCCTGCTGTAAATCCCCAACCATTTGTAATTTTGCGATTGCCTCACCGTCCAGTAATTTCTGCTGGGCTTTTTCGGTGGTAATCCCGGCTTCTTGCAGTTTTTGTTCCGCCGTGGCTTCGGCAATCTGAATCTTGAGATTGCGCTGTTGTTCTGTAAGCTTGCTACCTTCTGCGTATATTTGACGAATTTCATTCTCTTTATCGGCTTGGATTTGAGCCGCCTTAGAGCGGAAATCCGATTCAATTTGGCTCGCACGCGCGATTCGGTTTGTTCCTTCAAGACGTTGGCTTTCAATATCAAGTAGTTGTTTCTTAAGTTGTATATTCCGCACTCCAGCGTCAATTTCAGCCTCTGCGGCAGCTCGCAATTCTTCGGTTTGCTCACTGGCTGCCTTAGTGAGTTCTCGTACACGGTCAAGGGCTTTTTGGCCACCGACGAGTTTTATTGCCCACTCGGTGATACCTTTTAGTAATTGCCCAACGCCGGATACAACTACGTTAATGCCTTTAGCAATTAATCCAACAACATTGAGTATGCCCGACAAAGCTGCAACAAAGGGGGCAGATAGGCTCGCCAGCAATGAATTGACTGGCGACATCATATTGTCGAATGAATTTTTCAGTAGGTTCGCTGCGTTAGCGGCGTCGGCTGTGCTGCTGCCTAGTGCGCCAGTTTGAGCTGCGACTTGTTTGGTGGCCATCGCACGGGCTTGCTCGTACTGGCCGGCCTCCAGAAGTAGGCGATTTTGGTTTTCGAATTCGGCTGTTACAAGTAGCGATGTTTCACGCAACGCTTTAGCGTCTAAAGCGCTTAGAGCTTTACCCAATTCTTGCGTGGCACGTATTGCTTGACCGAAAATCTGGTCCAGCTTCTGGCCGACGGCGGATAGGCCGATGCTGAGCGCCATGCCGAGTGGTCCGCCCATTGCACCGCCAGCAAGACCGCCAACAGCGCCACCGATCATCGCGCCAGGGCCACCCCCGAATAGAGCAGGGAAGCCGCCGCCGATGATGGCGTCCGCCATGCCGGGACGTGAAACAGCGCCTTGAATTCCGCGCAGCCCAGGCGCTGCTAAGCGAGGCACGCCCTCAGGAAGATTTAGTCCGCCGCCCAGTGCCTGCGGAAGGCGTGGACCTTGTACACCAACGCCTGCTTCTGTACCAGCGGCGATTTCGCCGCCAGCAAGCATCATCAAACCTCGTGCGGCCAGAGCTGTTTCCTGGATTTTCTGTAATTGTTTTTCGTACTGCGAAGCACGAATTGTTGCGTCAATCCATGCGTTCGATAGGTTTTTTACTTCTGCTGATTGTTTATTAAATCCCCCCTGTTCTGTTTTTACGTTCTCCAGTACGGTACGGAATACACGAGCCTGCTGCGTTACGCCATTAAGCGTATTTGAGAATTGAGCAACTCCGTTTGTTGCGTCACGAGCGAATTTTTTTATGGGTTCAAATGCTTGTCGCAGTTCATCCCCTAACTTTCCTGCTCCGGGGGAGAGAAGATTAAAGTTTTTGTTTAGGTCTTTTGTTAGGTCGTTTAATTCTGCTACTGCATCGCTAACGCGATTAAGGCGACTGGTGCCGACTACGTTTAGGTTTACTACCGCGTCGTAACTGGCCACAGCGTTGCCTTGTTCGTTTTACCAGTGTAGACGGCAAAAAGCCGCCGGCTAGCGGCGGCGTTTGGCGGACTCGTAGGCTTTGCGTTCCTGCTCGGCGCGGACGTTCAGGTAAGCGCTCCAGCCGATCAGTTCCATGTCAGTCATGCGGGAGCGGAGTTCGCTCAGCGTCATGCCCAACTCCTTGGCGACGTAAAACTGGAGGAAGACGTAGCTGTCCTTCTCCAGCTCGCGCTCAAGCGCTTTTGTTGTCGAGCTGGTCCGAGTCGTCGGTCAGAATCGCCAGCATCAGGGACTGGAGATCCTTGTCCTTGACTTCGTTTTTCAGCACGTCGATCTCGCCGATCTTGAACATCTTTTGGCCGGTCTCGTCGCAAGCCTTGGCGATCAGCAGTTGCAGTGCGAAGGCGGTAGCGTCGTCGGACTTGGCTTGCTTTTGGGCGCGTTCGCGCTCGGCCATGGTCAGCGGAGTCACCCACATCTCAAAGATGCTTCCGTCACTCAATTCCACTTCTTTTTTCGAGGGCTCCAGGTTCGCTGCCTTGCGCAGACGATCCAGGGCGCTCAATGCAGTTGGGGCGGGCATAAATACGCAGCCTGTTACGGCAATAGTGTAGCGGACTAGAAAAGAAAAACCCCAGCCCGGTTAGGGACTGGGGGTTGCTGAACTGACTGCTGTAGCAGCGTATCAGGACTTGGTGAGGTCGAAGGTGGGGGTGTCGCTGGGACGGAAGGCGATTTCCACGCTCTGGCCGTCGTCGGGGTTCACGGTGAGGCTGGCCGAGGTCAGGATCACGGGAACGGTGATGGAGCGGCTCAGGGTGTCGTCCACAGAACCGCCGCTCACCACGCGGTCGATGTACAGCTTCATCGTGGCGCCCACCTGCTGGCGCTGCAGCACGTCCTCCACCATGCGATTCGACAGGTTGGTGTCGTCGTCGGTGGTGTACACAGTGGCGGAACCGGAGCCGTCGGCGAAGCCAGTGATGTAGCTACGGAAGGGCGCGTACTGGCCCAAGGTTTGGCCGATGGTGGTTACGTCAATCTCCGAGCGGGTGATCTCGAAGCTCCACTCGCGCACGGAGCCCACAGCGGCGGGGGCGGAGTATGCAACCTTGAAGGCGTTGGGGGCAACAGCAGTGCCCGTATCGGTGATCGCAACCGAAGCACCGCCCAGAGTGGCGGAAACGGTCAGTGCGCCAGTGGCAGCGGTGTAGCCGATGACGTAGTAAACGGTGCCTGCGGTCAGTCCGGCGGGCAGGGTGCCGGTACCAGCAGCGCCGGTTTCGGTGTTGACAACGCTGAACTTCACGGGGTCGCCGACCTTGAGGTTCAGGTACGTGTCGATGGTGATGACATCGGTAGTGTCATTCACATCGGCTGTGCCGAAAGTGGCGGTGGTTCCAGCAGGGGAGTAGTAGAGGGCGCCGGAGGTGCCCGACAGGACGGTGGCCATCGGTAGTTACCTAGGGGTGAACAATGTTGCGGGCACAGCCCGGCTTAATACAGGTTAGCGCCAGTGCAGTTGGTTATTAAGAGAGAACTTGCGCCTGAAATCCTGCTTCGATTCGTGAAATAAAGAACGGTGTAAATGCTCGTCGGGATTGTTGGTCCGGTGTTGTACCACCGAAGTTAGGGCTAAAAGTGGGGCCTTCGATGGATCCGGTGCGGGCATACACGCCGGTGGTCGGTTTTGGTGTGGCGTTGATTGTTTGTAGTGCTGTGGTGGCGACGTTCACCAGTGTTTGGTTGCGGGCAGGGCCGCGATCTTTTGGGGTGTACGTGCGAATAACAATTACGCCACGGATGCGGTCGGGATTGTCCGACAGCGTTAGCTCGGTTGTAAGTCCGAACTGGATGTTGACGTGGACGAATTCTTCGGCGCTGTCGGCGTCGTCGTTCATCACGTTGTCGAAGTACACCGGCACAGGTGGCGTCAGGTTGTTGTACGCCGTCAGCAGCGGCGATTCAAAAATGGCGCGGACAGCTTGGTAGTTCATGTTCAGAAACCTCGTGCTGTACCAAAGCCGGCACGGAATCCTCGTGCTAGGTCCGCCTGTAGCTGACCAGCTGCATTGTATCGAGCCCACCAATCAAGAGGAGCTGTCGAGGTGTTTCCGCCAGAACCACTCAATTCACCACGTCGTCCTCCTTCAGGACGAGAGCCATACTTTTGAGTTTTGACCGCTTGCTGCCGCCTAAATACCTCAGGTACATAAGGCACTAAATCCATAGCCTCAGCTGCATAATCTGATCCATTTTTTATCTCGTACCAAGTTCCGGCTTGGAAACGCGCCAGTGGTACATTTCGACGTGTGTACGTATAAATACGTCCAGAACCACGGGGTCCTCCGGCGGGAAGCCCTCGAGGTAATGCGTACCAGGCAGAGGAAAACTTACCTGTGTAAGCAGGGCCGGCTTTAGCTAACCCGTTCATTATTTCAACCGCAGCTGATTGCGCAGCTCTGCGCGTGGCATCCTTTATATCTTTAACGAGAAACTTAATGTCGCGTCCCATTACTGGGGCCTCAGGAGGATGGTGTGGACGACGGGGTTTTCGCCACGGGAGGTTTTGCACATGATGATGCGCCCGGTTTTGGTACTGCCGTTCTGGCTGTACTGGATGCGGTCGCGGACGCTTGGAACGTATGTACCAAGCTCGGCGTTGCCGATGATTACTTTTAGGTCGGAAGTTTGGTAGGCGCCCTCAAATTCTTCAGGCTTGGCCTCGAAGATCAAAGCACGAACAGTCAAACTGGTATCCGCTCCAGAGACTTCGCCGGTAGTGGCGTTATACGTGGGGGCGGCGTTTGCTTTTAGGTAGGTAACATTCTGGCCCCAGTCGGCAAGTAGCTGGGCCGGAATAGCAGCAAAAGTTGTATCGACGAGGCTCATGTCATCCCCTCACGATGCGTACTTGATAGCCGCCCGAGCCGCCAAGTGTGTAAGCACCCAGGTATGACTGGAGCCAGGGGTAGACATCGAAGATGTTGTTGACCGTTCCAGTGGCTTGGGTGGTCTTGTTGTATTTGACTTTGAGGTCGCCCAAGGCGACTTCGTCGTAGAGGCCGGTGGTGCCTGTGTTGCCGGTGACGGCGTCGGTGTCGTTGGCGAGGGCGCGGGCTAATTCATAGGTGGCGTATTTAATCTCGACCGGGATGACACTGCACACCAGCTCGACTTGATCGACGTGGTAATTGTTGCGCGGCCACTTCAATGCTTGGTCGTTATCGCAGCGGTCGCCGTAAAAATTCAAACTGTCGATCCAGCGGGTTGCTGAAATCAAGGAGCGGTTCTTTTGGTCGTCGGTTTTGTCGTCCCAGGTGGAAGAGTCGGGGACAGTCTCGAAGTAGGCGTCAGCTTCCGCCAGCGTGACGTAGGAATTCGCCGACGCGCTGCTCAAAGTAGCGTTGATGACGGCGGCCACAAGTAACTACTAACGCTTTTGTCTCAGTGTAGCGGCAATAAAAAAGCCCCACCCGGAGGTGGGGCTGACTGGTAGCTCGCGCTTATCAGGAAGGGATAGCGGAGGTGTCCAGCGGGGTGTTCACGATGATCTCGACCATGGGGATCAGGTCGATGTCGTAGGTAGCGGTCCAGTTGCCGGCGGTGGCAAGGGCTGCGTTGGTCGGGTTGTCCGAAGCGGAACCCCACTTGGTGCCCATCACGTGATAGGCGCTGTGGTAATCCACCGAGAGGACATCCTGCTTCGATAGCACGTTGCGGTCTGCCTCGATGCGCAGGTCCTGCTGCACACCCTCAAGGATGGTGCCCGACTTAGTCAGGAAGCAGCGGAACTCGCTCACGTGGGTGGCGGTGCCAGGACGCACAGTGTTCACTGCGGGGTCCATGATCACGCGCATACCGGCGAACTCGCCGATGCTGCGTGCGCCGACGCCCACGCCGCCACCGCCCCAGGTCACGGCGCCAGAGGCGGCCAGTGCTGCGGTGGAGAAGGTCAGAAGGCCCACCTGATACAGGTAGAAGCCCACCGAGGGGTGCACCACGAGGGTGTCGAGCTCGTCGCCGCGCTCACCGAGGAGGGCGCGACCACGTGCCACGGTGGCAGCAGTCAGGAAGTTGGCTTCGGCTTGACCAGAGGTGGCGCCAACAGCAACGTCCAGAGAGTGGCCGCTCAGAGCGGTGCCGAATAGACCGGCCAGCTGGCTGAACAGACGGGCGCTGTTCAGTTTGTTGATCGCATCAGCAAGCTGGTTGCGGATGTGCAGCATGGGGTCTTCCCCAGCGGCGAGCATTGCAACGTCGTCCACTGCATACGCGAAGCCGCGATGGCAGATGGTTGCGATCTGGGTGGCAGTACCGATCTTCTGGGGGGTCAGATAACCAGCGGTGCTGGTGCCCCAGGTGGCGGTGCCGTCCATGATCTCCTCGGTGGGAGACACGGGGTTGAACTCCGGCACTTGGATGCGGGTGCCGCCTTCGCGGGCATCCAGCAGGGAGTTGCGAACAACGGCGCCGCTCTTCAGGAAGAGGCTGCGCTCCTTGATCGCCTCAGACACGTAGGTGCTGAGATTATTGCGCTTGACGATGTCCGCGAGAAGGACACCGCCCGAATAGTTCTGAAATGGTGCGGCCACTTCAAGATCTCCAGGTTGGTGGGTGGGGGTTCAAGTCACAGACCTGAGTTGGGGGTGTCCCACGGGGACTTACCGGCCCGCTTCTCTCTTCAGCACGGCTGCGAGATCAGGGTCGGAGGCTTCCAAGGCCATTTGCCTCGTTAAGTTAATACTACCTTCCTTCCATGGGTTAGCCATTCCAGGGGCAATCGTGGAATTAGGTGTCGGTTTGGCACCCATTCCGGCGGCACTGCTTGGTTTGAAATGGTGCTCGAATCCCGAGCCGGGATTCTTTAGGTTGGCAAGGTAGGTGTTGATGTCCTGCTCGACGCCGCCGTTGAGGACAACGACACTGCCGCTGTCGTTTTTACGCAGGTTGTTTTGCAACAACTGGAGCATTTGCTCTGCGTTAATTGCTCCAGCCTGGCTGATTGCCGAGAGAGCAGTTGTTTTTACGGCGGCCTGCTCGTTGGATGTACGCAGGTCCTCCAGCTGGCGTTGGAGGTCGGCGATGACTTGGTCTTTTTCTTGGGCGGTTTTGTTGGCTTCCTCCCACAGGTCTTTCCATTGGCCTTGGTCTTCCAGCGTTTTCTTGCGCTGGTCGTCCTGCTTCTTGTAGACCTCGTCGAGTTTGGCCTTGATGCCTTGGAATTTTTCCTCGGCTTCAACGGCTTGTGCTTTCAACGCAGCAAGCTGACTTTCGTATTCCGCCTTGAGGGCGGCTGAATTGTCAGGTTGGGGAGCGGTGTCGGCTCCAGCCACGGGCTGGGCAGGAGTCACCACGGGTGTCTCCTGGATGACTTGCTCTTCCATACTCAGAACTCGTATTCAGCGGTTTGGGAAATGGTTTCTTCAGCCTTGGTGCGACGCTTTGGCTTGGGAGGTTGGGCAGGTTCTGCAGGTGCAGACGGGCCACGTCCGACATAAGCGTCGGTCAGATCCACAAGTTGCCACTTGTAGGTGCCGTCCGGTTGCAGAACTTTGTCAAGCGATTGAGCCATGACAAAGGTGTAAGTGCAGTTGCACTCTACTGCACTACACAGATTCAGATGCGCCCGAAAGAATCTCGCCCTGGACCAAGATCTGGCGGAACTCATCACGATCCAGCACGCCTTGGCCGAATAGTGCAGTAAGCGCGGTGATGTCTTGGCCGATCAGGCGGTCAATATCGAAGTCGCGGCTGATGCTGACCTCGGGTGGTTCCAGTTGCAGGTAGCTGGCGGCAAGATCGAAGCTGCGCTGCAGGTTCTGCTCCAGGTCCATGGAGACCATCGAGAGCATTGAGTTGGTGTCTACGCGGTCCAGGCGGCGGGCGTCGGCAGATTCGGCGACGAATTTCTGCTGGCTCAGCGTGCTAATGCCGAGCGTTGCCATCTGTTGCTGCAGTTCGCGGATTTCGTTGGTTTGGGCTTCAAATGCGTTGGCCGCAGGCTCCACGTAGTAGATCTTGTTGCCCGGTTGGGTGGCGATGCCGTAGTTCACGCTTACCGCCATGTCCTTGGTCTGGTCGTCCCAGCCCTCTAAAACCAGCATCGGCTGGGAGGCGATGTGGAGGCTATGGATCAGGTCGGCTTGGCGCTGGAAGTGCGCCAGGTTGAGGTAGGCGATGTCGAGCAGCGGCGGCTTGCTCACCATCGTGTCCATCTTGTTGGAGTACAGCGTCACGAGAGGGATCTCGCCCAAGCTGTAGGCCCCAGACTCGACTAACTCGTAGTCAGAGGTACTGGTGGTGGCATCAAAAGCGTTTGGATAGGGGAAGCCGCCGACTTGTTGTTTTTTGGTTTCGGTCTGGCGGTAGATGCGGTAGCGACCTGGTTCGATAACGCGTACTTGGTCATATACCTGTTCGCCGAATTCGCCGTCGGGCAGGACAGCTTTTTCAGCGATACGGACTTGGATCAGGTTGCCGTAGTTGACTTCGCGGTCTAAGCGCCAGCCGTAGATGTTGGCTGGATCTACTTCGATCCAGTAGGGGCGGCGGCCCAGGGCGCGTTCTTCCGCAAGGCTGCGGGCGTCTGTCGGCGCTGGGAAATCAACCAGTGTGTGGCAGTGGCCGTAGGTCAGTGCGCAGATCAGGCTGCGGCGGGCGTATTCATCCAGGTCAGAGCCGCAGCCGTCGACGTTCTTCGAGAAAACTTCAGTCCAGTACGAGTCGCCAGTTAGCGTGATCGGCTTGCGCAGGATCAGACCGGCGGCGGCACGAATCAAACGCTGCGTGTAAGGCGAAAACACTGCCCGGTTCACGCGGGCTAGATACGCGCTGTAGTCCTCGCGGGGTTCCAGGGGGAGGAAGGCTTCGCTGTTCTCGCGGAGATACTCGGTGCCGAGTGTCACCGCTTTCATGATTTCCCAGCCCTTCATCTGGTCCATCACGGCGGCGGTGCGCGTGAAGGGATTGTCAGAACCACCCATGTAGGTGGAGCTGACGAGGTGGGTGCGGATGCGGCCGGGAACTGAGTAAGTCATTTAGTCACCATTTTTCGCGGTTTGCCCAGTAGGCAGCCGACATTTTTCCCTTTTTAATGTTAGCCGCGTGCCTAGCCTTGAACGCCTCGCGGCGTTTGCGGTCCGCTTCGCTTTCGCCGGCTTTCTTGGGGGATCCAGAGACACCCTGCTGGCCGAAGCGGATTAGTTTTACTTGGTCGCCTTCCTTTGCGAGGACTACGTGTGATTTAGTGGGGTGTTTTGGGGTGCGTTTGGGTTTGTTGTAGCCTTCGAATTTCTCGCCGCGATACTCAATCATCATCTTCCTCCTCGTCGTCGGGGTCGTTGATTGGCACCAGCACTTCGATGCCTTGGGCCAACATTGACACAAATCCACCCAAAATTTCGGGGTTTTGGGGGGATTTGAAGACGAATGTGGCGTGTGTGAGGCCGTCTTCAGCGTCGATTTCGATGTGAACACAGCCTCCGTTTACTGTTTGGATTGCCATTTAGCCCTTATAGCAGACGCCGATTGCAGGCATCACGCTTGGTGTGCCAGAGTCGATTTGCTCGATGCGGATGCGGACGCGAGATGCAACTTTACCGGTGTAGCTATAGACGTAAGCGCCAGCGGAATTGATGGTTTTGCTGGTGTCGAGTAGAAACCACGTACTTGATCCTTGGGCGGCGCTTTCTAAGGCCAGTTTGAAGACGGCAGAACCAGTGACTTCGACGGCGAAGGCGTATTCGCCGGTGTGGCCGGGGGCCTCAAAGTAGTCGTTGAGGGCGGTCATCTCGGCGCCGAAGTGCTCCACGGTGTTCGTGTAGCGTTTGATGGCGGTGGTTGCGACGGCGGCCATGGTTATTTACGCGGTTTTTTCGCAGTTTTGGCTGCTTTCTTGAAGTCTGCCGCAGTTGGGGCACCCTTGCTGCCGGGTTTGCGCATCTTTTCGCCCGAGCCAGCCTCGATGCGCTTGCGTTTTGCATTGATGTTGTCGTACAAGCCCTTTTTCTTGGCGGCCATTACTTTTTGCCTCCCTTTTTAGTGGGTTTTTTGCGGGTTTTGCCGGCTTCGGATAGTGCAATGGCGATTGCTTGCTTCCGATTTGTCACCTTCTGGCCTGAACTGGACTTAAGCGTGCCAGCAGAGTATTCGGACATGACCTTTTCGACCTTTTCCTGGGCCTTTGTTGGTTTTTTGGCCATGGCACGAGGGCTTTGTACCAGTGTAAGGCGGGTTAGTAGAGGCGATAGTTGGTTTGGCCCATGCTGCCCGCTTTGGCGAGGTTGAATTGTTGTAGGCACAAATACCCAAAGGCATCGAAGGCGTGGTCGACGCCAAGGTTTTTGTTGGGGAGGCCAGTGCCGGGAGCGTAGGTGAGGGTGCGGAGGGACTTGATTAGTTCCTTGCAGCGGGGGTGGATGTAGGTGCGGCGGGTTCCAGTTGCATCGAGGAGGGCGGTGTTGACGGCGGTAATCTTGTCGCGGATTTTCCAGGGGGCTTTGGGGCTGGAGACGCTGAAGCCGCTGCGGCGGAGGATGTTGTGGTCGGTGAGGCCCACGCCGCTGGTTTTGCGGGCGCCGCCGGTGGGGTCCGGGCAAGCTATGACACGGCGGTCCACGCCGAAACGGCGGGTGACTTCCTCGGCAAAGTCCCAGGTGGTTGCTCCACCTGTGAGCATGATTTCGTCGAAGACGTAGAGAGTGTCGTCTTTGCGGACGGCGCAGATGCCGGACATGGGATCCACGTTGAAGTCCACCCCAAGGAGGAGTGGAAGTATTGAAATATCGGTTGCTTCGGTGGAGATGTTTTCGTCGCCGAAGGAAATTGCCACCAAGCCGCTGAGGTTCTCGAAGCTGGCCTCGAATTCTTGGCGGAAGGTGCGGGCGTCGAGTTGACCTCGGGCTGCTTCAATCTCTTCTGGTGGGACGTTGTCGCCCTCAATCGTCGTGAATTGCCAGCGGCTCCAGTTCTCGTCGCCGCTATCCGCGTATTGCCAGAGTTCGTAGAACCAGCTAGCCGTGCCGTCCGGGGTGGAGATGAATAATGCCCAGCCTTGTTTGTCGGCGAGGGCGGGGCGGATCACCTCGAACCAGACTTCGCTGGACATAAACGCGGCTTCGTCGAGAACCACGCCAGCCAGGCTGCGGCCTCGGAGGGCCATTGCGTTTTCAGTGCCCTTCAGTTCGATGGTTGAGCCGTTCACCAGCTCGATCTTGAGGTCCGTCTCGTTTTTGCTCTTGATCCAGGCTTTCGGGACCAGCTTTTTCATCACCTTCCAGGCAATGTCTTTCGCCATCCGGTATGTAGGGGCGGCATAGAAAAAGGTTTCGCCCGGCCTTTCTATCGCCCCACGCAATAACTCGATACATGACAGGTAGCTCTTGCCGAATCGACGGCCCGCTACCAGCACTCTGAAGCGTTTTCGGCTGGAAAATACCTCACCTTGGGCGTAGCGAAGGGCGAGTGCTCCAGCAGATTCGGGCATTTTTATTTGGGGGGTACCTTCTAGTGTATTGCAGGAATCGCAACCCCTCCCCCGTGTGTAACAGAGGAAGGAATTGCGAATGTATCAGTAAGGTCCCTACGCCCAGCCCCGCGCGTCAGGATCCGCAACCCTCCCCCCACAACGGTAACGTGATACTGTATAACAACAGTAGGCCGTAACGGTGAAGCCGGCCTACTGTTGCGGTGTTGTGCCGCGCTAACGGCCCAGCACAACAAGCCGGCATTCGGCGGCGGATCGCCCGGCAGACTCACAGCGTGCCAGCTGGTTTGCATTGTCGGCGCCCATAGCTAGGACGCCGCAAGCGGTGAGCAGGGCGGCCAGGGTAAGGAGGCGGGATGACATGGGGAAGCGTGGTGAGCTTACCCGCCATTGTATCACAGAATCGCCGGTCGCCTAGCCCTGGCGCTTGTCTTCCACCACGATATTCAGCTGCGGTGCAGCGGCAGCCTGCGCTTCCGGTGCGACCTCGCCCACCACTGCACCAAGGTCCCGCATCAGCAGCTGAGCGCTGCCGATCTGGCCCTTCCGGATTGCTGCGTCGATTGCGCGGAGTCGCATCCCTTGGAGACGTGAGACTATCGACTCGCGATCTCGCTTCCAATCATCCTCGTTCCACTTTTTAACCGCTTCCCAGTCTCTCCAGGCCGTAGCTTCAGCTATAGACTCACGATCAGCGTGATCTAGCACCAGCTGGCGAACAGGCAGGCCAGTTAATTGCCGCTTGTAAAGTCTCTTCTGCCTCTCTTCAATAACGGCATTAGGATTCCGCTTCCCATAGGGTCGTTGCTTATTCTCTACAGTTTCCGCCGTAACTTCCGGCGCTTTGTTGATAGCTTCCGGATTGTCCGACATTGTTAGAATCCTTGGTCGTTTGGTTCAATACTAGCGCCACCACTGCGGCACAATAAAAAAGCACCGCCGAAGCGGTGCGGACTGAGCGAAGCGAGAGCCGCTCAAACGCTGCGCACAACGTGCCAGCTGCTGGGAGTCTCGCGGATCAAGCTGTAACCGTCATAGCTCAGATCACGCCAAGCGCCGGCCCAGTCAATATTGCTGATGGGCCAGGGCATGTCAGCCGGTATAGCGCCAATCTCATCCGCCAGTGTTTGAGCGTAGTCTGCGCCAGCCTGTTCTTCGCTGTAACCGTCAGCCGTGCCGCAGTAGGAATCACACAGCTGCTCAGCTTCAATGCCGTGATCGTCAAAAGCCTGGATCAGCTCAGCCGTGCCAGCTGAATCCTCGCAGTCGATACCGCGCTCCTCCAATGCCTCGGCCCAATCCTCTGAGAGCCAGAAGCCGAAACAAGCGCCGTCGCCTTCTGAAGCGCCGAAGTAGAAGCCGGTAGGTGCCAGATCCTGCAGGGCTTCTGTCAGATCCTCCAGGGCTACATCAATCCACTGATGCTCGGCTTCTGTGATCTCAGCACAAGGCTGGGAGAACTGCCCATCAAGTGCTCGGGCAATGGTGGGTGAAGTGTTCAGTGCTGCTAGGAGTTCTATCCCCTTGATGCTGCAGCTGCCAAAAGTAGCCTCTGGCTTGTGCTGAATCAGCTGTTCCACTGCGGACCAGTAGGAGCAGAGCAGATCCTGCGGACGCAGCGTGTCAGTGCTGACGATCCAGGGGAAGGATGCCAGCTGTTCGGGTGTGTAGCGGGTCATGTAGTGAGCCTATGGGTTGGGTCTCGTGTGTGAGTGTAGAACCGGATCCGGCCCGGCGTCAAGCCAAGGCAGGAACCAAATTAAGGTGCGAGTCCACATCGTCGCGCCACAGCATACCGGCAGAACCGCCGGTGCCAGTAGCACGCCAACGGCTCCAGCAGAACTGAGCGTAGGCTTCCGCATCGGTGAAGCGGCCGAAAGTCTCGTGACTCTCCCAATACTTGACCGAGCAACCATTGAAGCGTTCGAAACAAGACGGCGAGGCGCCATCAGGCCACACGCTCCAGCTGTAGACAATCAGCCGGACCCGGTAGCCGTCGTCTAGCTCCCGCACAATCTCCATCTCTGCCGCGAGCCCCATATAGTCATGCTGGCTCCAGGGATGCTGATAAATCGAAGTGCTGGCGCCCTCGGGGTAGCCGTACTGATTCTCGTACTGCAGCAGCAGAAAGTCGTCCGGCTGAGCAGGTGCGGGGTGGATCCAGAGATCGCGTGCCATGGGTGGGCGTATCAGTGATCAGCCCCAAGCATGGCACACGTCCCAGCCGTCACCCCCTCTTACTGTTACACCTCTTAACGTGGCTGGCCGGGGTGGCTGGCGGTGTTAATGTCGCAGGGTACAACCCCTAGCCTTCACCAATGGCAAATGGAGAGTGGGCAACACAACGGGAACGAAAGCGTTCCAGGGAAGCGGAGCGGGAAGCTGCCCGCCGTCTCAAGATCGAGTGGCAAGACAAGCTATGGCTGGCACAGAACCACCCCTGCGGTGACGAAGTGCTGGCATGGCTGAGTGAGAACCGGGCGGAAGCCAGCAAGATAGGTTCCAGCCGCTGGCATCTTGAAACGCTGCCGGACTTGCATCAGCGCCAGCAGCAGTTGCGCCAGGCTGCTGCGTTCCAGGAAGTGCTGGATCGTGCCAAGGTCAGCACCCAAACTCTGACTGTTGAGGCGGTGCTAGCGGCTGGCGGTTTTCCACAGAATCCACAAGTTCAGCTTGCGGAAAAACAAAAGGCGCCGCGCACCAACAAAGGGAAGCGCCAGCCATCACGCAAACCTCACGCAAACCTCACCAAGTGAAAAACCTCTACCGCCTGCAGTTCAAAGCACCCGGCCAACACTGGCAGGATCACACCAGCGCACCAGCAACCACAGAATCAGAAGCCTGGGAAAAGCTCGCGGCGTGGGAGCGATATTGCCCAAACGAAAGGTGGCGCTGGGTTCGCCCGGTTGACTGATACGTTCCAGTCCGTCACCGCTTGCCGCCTGGGATCGCCCTCAGGCGGCTTTGTAGCGTCTCACCGCTAGGCTCCCGGTCGGGCACCAGCAGCACCAGCGCCCGCAGTGCCAGCCCTACCCCGATCAGTACCAGTGCCGTAGCGATGAGACTCATTGGACCCGGCTGAGACAGCATGAAAGGGCCAAACAGGACATGAATGGCCCCGGCAGGCTCTCACCGTTCCAGTCTGGCTATGAATGCGGCTTGTGAATGTTAAACATGAATGAAAGCTAGGCTTCGGCTTGGAGCTGTGAATGGAGCTGATCAAAGTAAAGCCCCACCCTGGCCATGAATGACTTTTCGGCCTCTTCTAGCTCGCTAAGTGTCATCCAGTGAACATTAGGTTTGCCGCAGCGGCGGGCTAAAACCACAGCTGCTCCAGTGGGTTTCAAGCCTGTTAGGTGTTTCAGTCCCAGTGAATAGGCTCCACACTGGTCGATATAGGTGTGGCCAGGAGGTAAACGTTCCAGTCCTTCATCGTCTGTTTTAGTCTTTCTGGATACGCTAGTTTTCCAATCCATTAACACTAATTCGTTGTTTTTTACGCCTACTAGTGCATCGCAAGTCCCCGCAAATCCTGCGGGGTGGTGAATAGAAAATTCCGAGGCGAAAATTTCAGTAACGTTCTCAGAGATCCAGTCGCAAAGGCCACGTGCATAACCGGCAGCGCTCCAGCCAACCCTGGGTACGTTCGGTCTGACGCGGTTGATGGCCCACTTGGTTATGGGCGCTGGAATCCTGGCCAGCCCTTGTTCGTCCCAGTGGATGGAGTTGCGTTTGTTTGCGGTGGAACGTGCCAGTTGTTGGGCGGTCTTGAGGAGATACTCAGCCTGTGAATGGGCCATGTTGCCGCGTGTTGCGGCAATGTTGCGCTGGCAGCTTGCCTCAACAGGTCCCAGGCGGGCTTCCCAGCGTTCCAGTCCGGTTTTGTCGCTTGTTTCCTTTAGGATGTGTGTAACAGAAGTGTAGACGTTCCCTTTTTCGTCCCTGTAGACGCGATGGGGTCCCGAATTGTCCTGTTCCAGCCTCCATTTCCTTAGTCCAGCTAAGGTGTCTTGCGTGTTAGAAGGCATTAAAGGTACTACTTCCCTTTTAGATTCTACCAAGGGTGTCAAGGTTTTCTCCGGGTGATGCGAGCTCCCCGAAATACAAGGCGGCAGCCTTTGCGTAAGCTTTAGCTGCTTCCTCTGTAGTAGGAAAACACCCCAGGTTCAAAAGTTTGCCGTTTACTCGAATACGGGCTTGGTAACTAGCACACCGGGGAAGTTTTCTTACTCCCTTAATACCTAGTGTATTGTTTTTGTACACACTAGTGTTGCGCGGCTGTTCACCAGCGTCTACCAAACGCAAGTTAAAAGGGCAGTTGTTTGTCCTGTTGCGGTCAATGTGATCAACTTCTTTTGTCCCAGGGTCTTTACCTGTAACCCACGCCCAAACAAGACGATGGGCGTAATACTGGTTTTTGTTATACATCCCGAAAATGTAACCTTTGGTAGAAACAACACCAAAGAGTCCGCGTTTGGAAATTACGCCTTTGCGCTGACGGCGTATAAGTCTGCCGTCCCAGAGGCTCAATTCAAATGCCTCCCACAGCTCTTCCGCAGCCGGTAGGGGCTTGTAAGCTTTCGCCATCGCCTATTCCTGGTAGGTGGTCGGGGGCAGGGTGTTGCAAGCACCGCTGCCCCACCATTTTACCTATCAGGCGGGCTTAAACGGGTTGGCACCTGTGAGTAAGCGCGAAATATCAAATCCCTCAGACTTCGCCTCGATCCAGGCTGCATCTAGGTGCTCTTGTGAACCCTTTTTGCGCGGTACAGGACGAACGTTGTACTCGGTGGTAAGACCGCTACCTTTTTTGCTGATAGTTAGATCCCAATCAAGCAAATTTTGGTAGTCTTCCATTTGAGAGATTTGATCAATCTCTTTGAGAATGGACTTCTGAGTGATTTGCAAAACCTGTACTTTGCCTGACTCGTATGAATAAACGGGTACGGCAATCGCAAATTTTACGTCTGCTGTTCCTGGACCTCCACGGCCTTCTCGTGGCTCAAAGTCGCCCATTTCAGCCACGACATCTTCGTATGTAGGTTCGTATGAAAAGCGGAAGGGCTTATTGGCGCCGTTGGCAGCGCCCCAGGCTTCGTAGAACTCCAGAGGTTCGTCAGTGAGTAGGGCGAAGCGGACGGAGCCACCATCAGGGAGTTTGCTGAGGCTCAGGTAGCCGCCACCGCTGTTGCCGCCGTTGACGTTTGCAGATGCGGATTTTGAAAGGAAAGCCATGGTTTAGGTGTTTGGTGTGGTCGGCAGGAGTGCCAACGCCTTACACAGTA